TGCAAACGCATTACAAGACCTTAAGTTAGATAGAATCATATCTGGTTCTGTTGAAGGTGTAATATCACCAAACAAAGGATTAGAAATAAATACATCTGTAAGAATATTCTCTGGTTCATTAACTGTGAGTGGTTCTATATTTGTTAGTGGTGGAAATGTAATAGCAGCATCCGGTTCTTCATTTATTGGAGATGGTAGTGGATTAAGAAATATTAATATTGCTAATTTAGCATTTGAAACTTCTCTATTACAATCTGGTTCTGTAACTGCACAAATTTCTCCAAATTTAGGATTAGTTGTAAATACATCAGCATCTATACAAGGTGATTTGGATGTATCGAATAAAATATTAGTAAATAATATTACGGCAAGTGGTGTTATTAAATCTCAATTATTTAGCGGTTCATTCTTAGGTACATATAATTTTCAAGGAGCTGGAGCTACTGCTAGTGCAGAATATGATATTTTAAGATTCAATCCAACGCAAGGATACTTCATACCTCAACCGGAAACATCATTAACTGAAACTGTATCATTTAATAATGTAAGTGATTTAACAATTGTACATAATTTAGATATTCGTTATCCAATAGTTCAGGTATACGCTACTGGTTCGGAAGACCAGATTATGGCTGGTACTATTAAATCAATTGATAATAATACAATACAAGTTAAATTTGCTGGATTAACTTCCGGACACGTTGTAATTGGTAGTGGTGGTTCTTTGATAAGTGGTACAATTGGTGGAGATAGAGTTTTTGGTGAGGTTTTATCAGCATCATTTGCTAGAAAAGCTTTATTAGCAGATGCGGTGACTGGATTTGATTCAGCATCATTGGTATCGTTATCTGCATCTTTGGCGAATGCAAATGCTTATGTGAGAAATGACCAAACTTCTTCAATGCGTGTATTTAGTGCAGTGAGTGCATCTTATGCATTAACAGCTTCATACGCATTAAATGCAGGACAAGGTGGTGGTACTGAATTATTTATATACCAAACTAGTTCATTAGTAAAAGCACAAGTAGGAAAAATTCATTTTACTGGTTCTGGTGTTGATGTAATAGCATCGGGTTCAGATGGTGTATTGGTAAGGATATTAGGTGGCGGTGGAAGTGGTGGTGGTACTGGTGATTTACTTAGTTCACAAACTTCTTCAATGTTAGTTGGCACTGCATCGTTAGCATTCACCGCATCATATGCGATGTTTGCATTAGCATCTGGTAATACTGATACGGCATCATTCTTACAAATTAATACAAATAGTACAATTAATGCATCACTTACAATTAGTGGTAGTTTGGGTGTTACTGGTAGTGTATTTTTAGGAAATTTAATATCGGGCTCAGCTGAAGACGTAGTTGTTTGGAATTCTGCAAATAAAAGATTAGAAAGAAGAAATATAGCAGGTGTACAAGGTTCATCCGGTACATCTGGTGAATCGGGTACAAATGGCTCTGAAGGAACTTCGGGCACATCAGGCACATCAGGCACTTCCGGAACTTCCGGAACCAGTGGCGTGGATGGTACATCGGGTACTTCAGGCACTTCCGGAACTTCGGGAACAAGTGGTGTAGATGGAACTTCTGGTACTTCGGGAACTTCCGGAACATCTGGTACATCGGGAACATCTGGTACATCAGGAACATCTGGTACAAGTGGTACTTCTGGTACAACCGGTAGTGAAGGAACTTCGGGAACTTCGGGTACATCAGGAACTTCAGGAACTTCGGGAACTTCGGGAACTTCGGGAACTTCGGGAACATCTGGTACAAGAGGAACTTCTGGAACATCCGGAACATCCGGAACATCCGGAACATCCGGAACATCGGGAAGTGGTGGTACATCTGGAACTTCTGGAACTTCTGGAACTTCTGGAACATCCGGAACATCCGGAACATCTGGTAGTGGGGGAACTTCAGGAACATCTGGAACTTCTGGTAGTGGTGGTTCTTCAGGAACTTCTGGTAGTGGTGGTTCTTCAGGAACTTCCGGAACAAGTGGAACAAGTGGAACTTCTGGTACTGCGGGTAGTGGTGGTACTGCAGGAAGTAGTGGAACTTCTGGTAGTACGGGTACCGGTGGGTCTTCAGGAACTAGTGGAACTTCGGGAACATCCGGTACGAGTGGTGGAACTGGTTCATCAGGAACTTCTGGCACAGCTGGTACATCTGGTACATCAGGAACGTCCGGTACATCTGGCATAGATGGTACATCAGGAACTTCTGGAACTTCTGGTAGTGATGGTATAAGTGGAACATCAGGTACATCAGGAACTTCTGGAACATCTGGAACTTCAGGAACATCCGGAAGTACTGGTTCTGATGGTACTTCGGGTACTTCTGGAACATCTGGAACTTCGGGTACTTCGGGAAGTGAAGGTTCTTCAGGAACTTCTGGAACTTCGGGTACTTCAGGAACAAGCGGAACTTCTGGTAGTTCTGGAACGAGTGGAATAGATGGTACTTCGGGTACTTCAGGAACTTCTGGAACTTCAGGCACATCCGGTACATCGGGAACTTCTGGAACTTCGGGAACATCAGCAACTTCTGGAACATCTGGTTCTGATGGTACATCCGGAACATCTGGTACATCTGGCACCAATGGCAGTGAGGGTACAAGTGGAACATCGGGAACTTCTGGTACAAGCGGTACGAGTGGTAGTGATGGCACAAGCGGCACATCAGGAACTTCTGGTACAAGCGGAATTGGAACTGATGGTACATCCGGTACTTCTGGAACTTCTGGTATAAATGGTACATCAGGAACTTCCGGTAGTGATGGAACTTCTGGTACATCGGGCACGAGTGGTACTAATGGTAGTGAAGGTACAAGTGGCACGAGTGGAACATCTGGAATTAATGGTACAAGCGGAACTTCTGGAACTTCGAAGAGTGATGGTACATCGGGAACGTCTGGTTCAAGTGGTACTAACGGAACTTCTGGAACATCAGGCACTTCTGGTATAGATGGAACTTCGGGTACATCGGGAACATCCGGTAGTGATGGTACTTCTGGAACATCTGGAACTTCTGGAACTTCGGGAACTTCGGGAACATCCGGAGTAAATGGAACTTTCTTTGGAAGTAGTGGAACTTCTGGTATAGATGGTTCATCCGGAACTTCTGGTAGTAGTGGAACTTCGGGAACAAGTGGCACCTCTGGTAGTGATGGTACATCCGGAGTAAATGGAACTTTCTTTGGAAGTAGTGGAACTTCGGGTATAGACGGAACATCAGGCACTTCTGGTATAAATGGAACTTCAGGAACATCTGGTGTATCCGGAACGGATGGAACATCTGGTACATCAGGACTGAATGGAACATTCTTTGGAAGCAGTGGTACTTCTGGCACATCTGGTTCAGATGGCACGAGTGGTGTATCTGGTACATCTGGAATATCAGGAACTGATGGAACAAGTGGTACATCTGGTGTTAATGGTACGTTCTTTGGAAGTAGTGGTACGAGTGGTGAAAGTGGTACATCAGGAACTTCTGGTAGTGATGGTACTTCTGGAACATCTGGAACTTCAGGAATTTCCGGAACATCTGGATTGGATGGAACTTTATTTGGAAGTAGTGGAACTTCGGGAACTTCTGGTAGTGATGGTACTTCGGGTACATCTGGTACAAGTGGAACTTCAGGAATATCTGGTACATCTGGTTTAGATGGAACATTCTTTGGAAGTAGTGGTACATCAGGTATATCTGGTTCAGATGGTACTAGTGGAACTTCGGGTACATCAGGTACATCGGGTACTTCAGGGATTTCTGGTACATCTGGATTAGATGGAACTTTATTTGGCAGCAGTGGAACTTCTGGTACATCAGGAACTTCAGGAACTTCGGGTACATCTGGTACATCGGGTACATCAGGAATTTCTGGTACATCTGGAGTAAATGGTACATTCTTCGGAAGTTCTGGTACATCCGGTAGTGATGGTACAAGTGGTACATCTGGTATATCAGGAACTAGTGGAAGTTCAGGAACTTCAGGAATTTCTGGTTCATCTGGAGTAAATGGAACATTCTTTGGAAGTAGTGGTACATCCGGTACTTCGGGAAGTGATGGAACATCTGGTTCTTCTGCAAGTAATGGAACTTCAGGAACTTCTGGAGTTTCTGGTACATCTGGAGTAAATGGTACAATGTTTGGAAGTAGTGGAACAAGTGGAATTAATGGTTCAGAAGGTAGTGGTGGCTCTGGTGGAACAAGTGGTACATCCGGTACTAACGCACCAGGATTTAGTTCTGGCACATCTGGTACTTCAGGAATAAGTGGTACTGATGGAAGTGCTGGAACTTCTGGAACAAACGCACCGGGATTCTCATCAGGAACTTCTGGAACATCTGGACAAACTGGAACAAGTGGTACATCCGGTACAAACGCTCCGGGCTTTTCATCTGGTACATCTGGTGTAAGTGGTACATCCGGAACTTCTGGAAGTGGTGGTACATCGGCAACTGGTGTAACATCCGGAACATCTGGTACAAATGGATTTGCATTGAATGGTTCAACAAATAATGGATTACTTACATATCAGGATTCTCCTGTTCAAGCTAATATTGAAAGTAATTTAACATATGATGGTTCTACGTTAACAATAGTTGGTAATACAACCCAAACAGGTGATATTACATTGACCGGTGGATTGGATGCTAGTACATATTTAGAAGCAACTGCGTATAGAGAAATTTATAATAATTTAGGAACTGGTGCTAGTACTCCAATAGATTGTTCAACTGCAAATAATTTTAGAAGACAATTTAATGGAACAGCTACAGTAACATTTATCAACGTACCTGTTGGTAAAGCATTTGGATTTACATTACTAACTGTAAACGCTGGGGCATTTGTAATTACATGGCCGGCAACGGTTAATTGGGCAGGTGGTATTCAGCCCGTATTGACATCATCTGGTGAAGATGTATTAGTATTTTATACATTTGACGGTGGAACGAGTTGGTATGGGTTTACAATAGCTAAAAATTTAAGTTAATATTATGGGAATAGCAAGAAGACTAGCAGAATCAGATTCAACACAAGCATTTCCGTTTGTGTTTCAAATTACAACCACATCGGGTAATACTGTATTTACATGTCCAATTACCGATTATGGTGGACTTACACCACAATTGACTATAAATTGGGGAGATAGTAGTGCATCGCCTTTGATAACATCATCATCTTCAGTAGATAGAATACATACATATGTTTCAGCTGGAACTTATACAGTTACTATTAGTGGATTTATGCCAGGATTTCAAGTTAATAATAATGTAGGAATAAGAAGTTTAATAACAAGTATTATACAATTTGGTACAGTAGGATTGAGGACATTGAATTTTTATGGGTGTATAAATATAACCTCTATACCAAGTAGTGCATCATTAAGTGCAGTTGGTGGGTATGATGGATTAAATGAAATATTAAGTTTTTCAAATTTTATGAATGGTACATCTATAACATCCATACCGGCAGATATATTTGATTTTTCACCTAATGTAACATCATTTGCCAGTGCATTTGCAACAATTAATACGATAACAACTGTACCAACTGGATTATTTGATATTGCAGTAAATGTATCATCTTTTGCATCTTGTTTCTTTGCTTGTGCGAGTTTAACTTCCGTACCATCAACTATATTTGACCTAAATATCAATGTAACAAGTTTCTCTGGTACATTTAGAAATTGTAGAGCATTAACAAATGTATTACAATTTACATTTAATACAGCGGTAACAACATTCTCACAAGTTTATAATATGAGTTCGACTTCAAATGCTTTAGTAGGTACTGCTCCTGAATTATGGAATAGAGTACCAACACCTGCTGGAACTGATGCATTTAGAAACTGCACCGGTTTAACAAACTTCGCATCAATACCACCAACATTTACTTAATATGTATTTACGAATTATAAATAATGAAATCAGTTATCCTTATACAATTAAGGATTTAAAAGCTGCACACAGAAATATTACATTTCCAAATGAAATTGGAGAAGAAACTATGACGCAATTTGATTTATACGAAGTTGTGCAAACTCCAAAACCAAATGATTACACAAAAAATATTACCGAAGGGACACCAACACTAGTGGATAGTGCTTATTATCAAAATTGGGTACAAACTGATGCATCAATTTCCGAACAAAATGAGAGAATTGAAAATAAATGGTTTGAAATAAGAGAAATTAGAAATCAGTTATTATCTGATTGTGATTGGACTCAGTTATCCGATATCCCAACTGAAACAAAAACAGAGTGGACAGAATATAGACAATCATTGCGAAATATTACTTCACAAACTAGTCCATTTAATATAGTATGGCCTACTAAACCTTAAAAGGAAAATATTTATATTTATACCTATAACAAAAAGCATATAGATATAGATGATTATACATAGTCCAATATTTTCGGGTTCAATTACACAGGCATTATCTGCTTACGCAAATTTAAGTGGTTCATTTACCGGTTCTTTTAAAGGAACTATCGATGTTCAACAAGCAACATTTACTAACCTTATTGTAGGTAATAGTTTAGCAGTAAGTGGTTCTATAACAATGACTGGTTCAATGAATTTAACGGATGGTGGATATTTAGTAGACGGAGTTGATGTATTAGATTCATCTATTGCATTTGCAATAGCATTAGGATAAAAAATAAAAAGAAATGGCAAACGCATTTAAAAATAGTATAGCGGGTTCAATTGGAACAGTAGGTGTGAAAATATATGAAACACCTGCAGCAACTTCAACAACTGTAATTGGGGTTGGTGTAGCAAATGTAAGCACAAATAATATATCAGTTAGTGTGATGGTTAGAGATACATCGGCTAATAAATGTGTTTACGTTGTAAAAGATTCTTTAATTATACCCGGTAGTACTAATGTATTGGTTGGAGGTGAGCAAAAGTTAGTTTTGGAAAGTGGAGATTTTCTATCAGTAACATCATCGTTAGCCAATTCAGCAGATGTAATTGTTTCGGTATTGGAAATAACATAAAAGTTGTAATTAATGGAATATTTAGGTGGTAACCCAAACGGTTTAAATCAACAAACTAAAGATAAAATTTCTTTATTTGTAAGTGGAAGTAGTGTAGCTAATTTTTCATCTCATTCAATAGATGTGGGTGCAAATTTTTCCGCTTCTGGAATACAAACATCTTTAATTGGGTCACCAACAAATTCGATTCAAATAAATTCTAATGTAAAAATTAGTGGTTCAATTACTTCTTCATTTTTTATTGGTGATGGCGGCGGTTTGTTTAACATTAATGCAGCGGCAATTGGTGATTTAGATAGATTAAAATCAGGTTCGGCAACCGCAATAATTTCTCCAAATAAAGGGTTAGTAGTTAATACTGATTTAACAGTAGCAGGTACAATAAACGCAACTGAATTAAAAGTAATTTATATATCATCATCAATAATCTACGCAAGTGGAAGTAATAAATTTGGTGATGCACAAAACGATAAGCAAGAATTTACTGGAAGTGTTGGCATCACAGGTTCATTATCATTTGGAATTGGTTCACTAAAATCGGATATAACAACTGATGAGGTATTGGTTTATAATTCTTCAACAGGTAAAATTGGTATAAAAACAGCAGCAGCAACTTCTGGTACATCAGGAACATCCGGAACATCTGGTACAACTGGTTCGGAAGGAACTTCTGGTACATCAGGTACTTCTGGTACATCGGGTACTTCAGGAACTTCAGGAACATCTGGTAGTGGAGGAAGTAGTGGAACTAGTGGTACATCTGGTACATCAGGAACTAGTGGCACATCCGGAACTTCAGGAACTTCAGGAACATCTGGTAGTGGAGGAACTTCTGGAACTTCTGGAACTTCGGGAACAAGTGGAACTGATGGGACATCTGGTTCAGGAGGAACTTCGGGAACATCTGGTACATCCGGAACATCCGGAAGTACTGGTTCGGAAGGAACTTCTGGTACATCGGGAACTTCCGGAACAAGTGGAACTTCAGGTTCAGATGGAAGTAGTGGTACTTCGGGTACATCTGGTTCACAAGGAAGTTCTGGTACATCGGGAACATCTGGTTCAACCGGAACTGCAGGAAGTTCAGGAATTAGTGGTACCGGTGGAAGTGGAGGTTCATCGGGAACTTCGGGAACCAGTGGAACTTCAGGCACATCCGGTACTAGTGGTCTAACAGGAGCTGGTGGAGGTACTGGTACTGCGGGTAGTGGAGGTTCATCGGGAACTTCTGGTACATCAGGTATTAATGGTACATCTGGTACTTCTGGTACATCTGGTACTTCTGGTGTAAGTGGAGCCGGCGGAGGAAGTGGTTCATCCGGAACTTCAGGAACTTCTGGTACATCAGGAACTTCTGGTACATCTGCAACTTCCGGTACTTCAGGAACATCTGGAACAAGTGGTGCACAAGGTTCATCCGGCTCAAATGGTACATCCGGAACTTCGGGTACATCTGGTACATCTGGTACATCGGGAACTTCAGGAACAAGCGGAACTTCAGGAATAAGTGGAGTGCAAGGTTCATCGGGAACTTCTGGTACTTCTGGTACATCTGGTATAAATGGAAGTTCTGGTACATCTGGTATAAATGGAAGCTCTGGTACATCTGGTATAAATGGAAGTTCAGGAACAAGCGGAATTTCAGGTACATCAGGAACTTCTGGTATAAGTGGTTCGGCTGGTAGTTCAGGAACTAGTGGCACATCAGGAACTTCTGGTACTTCAGGTGCGAGTGGTTCTTCGGGAACTTCTGGTACTTCAGGAACATCCGGAACATCAGGAACTTCTGGAGCAAGTGGTTCTTCCGGAACATCGGGAACTTCGGGAACATCCGGAGTAAGTGGTTCATCTGGTACATCTGGTACTTCAGGTACTTCTGGTAGTAGTGGAACTTCTGGAACATCGGGAACTTCGGGAACATCCGGAGTAAGTGGTTCATCTGGTACATCTGGTACTTCAGGTACTTCTGGTACTTCAGGTACTTCTGGTAGTAGAGGAACATCAGGAACATCTGGTACTTCAGGAACTTCCGGTAGTAGTGGTACATCAGGAACTTCAGGAACATCTGGTTCATCAGGTACTTCTGGATTATTATCATTAACCGGTACAACTGATAATGGTGTAATCACATTAAACGGAACTGCACCAAACGCAACCGTTGAAGCAAATTTAAAATTTGATGGTACTACATTAACGGTAACTGGTAACGCTACAATTAGTGGTGACCTTACTGTAAGTGGTACTACAACATATATTAATACAACAACTCTTAACGTAGGTGATAATCTTATTACACTTAACGCAGATATTGGAGCATCAACTACACCAACTGAAAATGCTGGTATAGAAGTTAAGAGAGGTAATGCAGCAACAAAAGCATTTTATTGGGAAGAAGCAAATGATAGATGGTATGCAGAAGATGGTCTTTATGTAGCAGGTAATGTAGTTCTTAGTGGTACACTTAATACCGGACTAGGTGCTACTGAACTTTATTTAATGGACCAAAACGTTAGAACAGTCGATTCTCCAACATTCGCAACTGTAAATACGGGACAAGGTGCAAATGAATTGTACGCAATGGACCAAAATGTTCGTACAACGGATTCTCCAACATTTGCAACTGTAAATACGGGACAGGGAAATAACGAATTGTACTCAATGAATCAGAATGTTCGTACAACTGATGCGGTAACATTCTCTACGGTTGATACTGGACAAGGTGCAAATGAATTATATGCGATGAATCAGAATGTTCGTACAACTGATGCTGTTACATTTGCAACTGTGGATACGGGACAAGGAGTAACTGAAGTTCACTTAATGAACCAAAACGTAAGAACTACGGATGCGGTTACATTCTCTACGGTTGATACCGGACAAGGAGCTACGGAAGTTCACCTAATGAATCAAAATCTTAGAACAACCGATTCAGTAACTTTTGCAAACGTAACTTCAAACTTAACCGGTACTGCTGATAGAGCTGAAGCTGTTGATTCAAACGATACTCGTAATACAAATGATACACCATCAAGTAAAAATGCTGGAGTTTATTTTGATTTTAAGACAAATAGTACAAACGGATTAAGTGATGGTGGTTCGTACAACGGACAAATGTTTTGGAGAAGTTATGGTGGTAGTACCGATTTAAGTGGAGGAGCTCCAATACAAATTGCATATACGGCAAATCATAGATTATGGACACGAATTGGAACTGGTGCATCAACATGGAGTGATTGGAGACAACTATTAAATAGTGTTGACCAAATTTACGCTTACAATATGAATCAGTATGTTCGTACAAGTGATAATGTGGTATTTAACCAAGTAATTGCAAACTCTGGTGGAAATGGTGGAGCATTTTATTTATCCGATGTAAACGCTGGTTTATACAGAGATAATACATATGATGTAATTCTTCATCAAAGTAATTCATCTGGTAACGTATTATATTTAGCAGGAGCTGGTGCAGTTCGTGTAAGTATAGATTCAAACAATAACGAAACCGCACAAAAATTCATAGTTGGTAATAACGCAATAAAATCATCAAACGAATTATTCTCCGTAGATGAAAGTGGTATTGCATTTGCATCAGCTGATTTCAGAGCACCATTATTTAGAGATAATGATAATACTGGATACTATGGCGATTTTGCAGGAACAAACAACTTTAATCAAACGGAGCAAAATGGTAGACTTTGGTTTTCAAACTATTTGGTAGCTCGTGGTGATGGTGGTATTATGGGTAGTTATAATTCTACTGGTACTGCTGAAAAAGTAATTTGGACAATTGGCGAATCTTGGCCAATAGGAAATATGTATGGTCTTGGTTATTCATATGGAAGTGGATATGGACATCATTTAGTATTAAAAAATAATGGTTCAACTTATCATAGAATTTCATTTGCTAGTGAAGGTGCATATTTTACTGGAGATATAACTAATAGTAGTAATTTATATTCTTATAGATTCTATGATAGAGATAATACAGCATATTACTCTGACCCAGCTGGAACATCTAACCAAAACGTAATAACATCAAATACCCATAATGTAAATTATGGAAATTCATTTGTAGCACAAGGATATAATAATGCTGGTGGGTTTGCAATGAATAATGCATCTACCTATTGGGGATTAATGTGGAACTATTCGGCAAATGACTGGAGATTGGGCTATGGTGGTACTACATCTCAAGTAGGGTGGAACTTAAGATGGGATAATGGAAGTACTGCTTGGGCTCAAAGTTTCCAAGCTAATATAATGTATGATGCACAAAATACAGGATATTATATTGACCCAGCATCATTTACCGAATTATATGGTGGATTAAGAATGAGTGGAGGTCATGGTGATTCTACAATGAGACTTAGATTATTGGCATCCAATAATGGAGCAGGACAAGGTGTAGTTCATTTACAATCTTGGTGTTCTGAACCAGGTAACACATGGTCTTGGGCTGGATTTGGATACAATGTGGATAATACATATCACGATGGTTCAGGTCCTTACTACTTTAGTAGACCAAACACATCATTTGGACAGGCATATATGAGATTTAGTACCGATGGTAGTTGGTATTTTTATAATACAAACACATCCGGTACTAGAGTTACTAATATGGAATTATATCCAAATAATACGGTATATTTCAATAACTACGCTTCGGGTGGTAACTCATTAAGAGCACCAATATTCTATGATTCAAATAATACTGGATATTATTGTGACCCTAATGGAACTGCTAGATTATCATATGTAGTAGCAAATGGTGGTATTCGTATTGATGGAAATGAAAACCTTTACTTAGATAACAACTACGGACAATCTGTTGTAGGTGTTTATACATCAACTAGATATCAGGGTGTATTCGCAATGGGTAATGCATATAAATTATCAATTGATGGTGCAGCTACTAACAACCACTACGGAATAGCATGGTCACATCCAAATGCCGGAGGACAGGCATCATATTTGAATGACCACGGTATGTTAATACAAAACTATGGTACTACATTCGCAGCGATTTCTTCTAGAATTTGGGCAAGAAGTTCAATGATGTCACCAATATACTATGACCACGATACTGGATATTATGGTGACTTTAATAGTGAAACTAACTGGCAAGGATTAACAACTAGAGGTAAAGCCCAAATTGGATTAACCGCTAAAACCAATTGGAAAAGACCAGATATTACGGGTGATAGTAACTATTGGGTAGGTACTATGGGTTGGGGTACGAGAGACTTCAATGAAGTAATGACATGGGGTTCCGGATTTATTGATACATGGTCAAACCCTTCGAACCAACCATCTGGTACTTCGCATTGGGTAGGTGTTCAAACTTCTCACTACACTAATGCATACAATAGTATGTATGGTTGGCAGTTAGTTGGTGGTCCGATAAGTAACTTAAGGTTTAGAAACTCTTGGCCAGGTGCCAGCGGTTGGTGTACTGTTGCAATGCATGACCGTAATGATGGTAGTGGTGGTGGTTTATATGCGGGTGTATTTTACGATGCAAATGATACTGGATACTATTTAGACCCACATAATACTGATAATCAGGGATTAAGAATTAGAGGTGGTACATTACATGGACCTAACTGGAGTTGGGGTAAATATTTAAGAGTTGGTACTAATGGTAGAATTGATGGTAATGCATCTGTTGTAACTACAAATGGTAACTTACACTTAGATTGTGAAAATGGATATGAAACTTATATCAACCACTATTCTGGAAATAGAACATATACCTATGAGCAAAGAACCACATTCATATATGATTATAATAATACGGGATACTATTGGGATGGTAATGGTACATCTCGTATGAATGAAATACTATTAGACCAGGGTTACAACTATGGATGGTGGAGAAACTATGGTTGTACTGGATTGTATAACCAATCATATGGTAGAGGTATATGGGCAGCTGAATGTGGTGGAAATCCTTATGGTAACTATACAACTTATGATGGTGGTAGAAACGGATGGCAAGGTTGGGGTATAGGTTCTCGTTATACCTTTATGAGTACTATGGGTGATAACTGTGGTGTGCATGATAGTGCTAGAGGATGGATATGGTATATGAGTGGAGCAGTACTTTACTTATATTATGCATCTTCAGAAAGAATGTCAATGCAACCTTATGGTGTATATGTAAACAACGATATTCGTTCTCCAATTTTCTATGACCACAATACTGGATACTATGGTGATTTTAATTCTACATCTAGATTTAACTATATTATCAATAACAACATATATTGTTATGATTGGATATTTGCACAAGGAAATATTATAGCATACTATTCCGATGAAAGATTAAAAACAAAAGTTGGTAACATTGAAAATGCATTAGAAAAAGTATCCCAATTAAGTGGATTCTACTATGTAAATAATGAGTTAGCACATTCGGTAGGATATACCGATACTAAAGTACAATTAGGTTTATCAGCCCAAGAAGTTCAAAAGGTATTACCTGAAATCGTACATTTAGCACCATTTGATATGGATATAGATGCGGATACCAAAGAAATAAAAGGTTCTAAGAGTGGTGAAAACTATCTAACAATTGATTATGATAAATTAGTTCCACTTTTAGTAGAGGCTATTAAGGAACAACAAACAATCATCGACAAACAAAGAGATGATATAACGGAAATTAAAGAAATGCTAAAAATACTCATTGGCAACAAATAACTATTTTTAAAAAAACAATATATTTATACAATATAAAACACAAATATTATGGGATTTACATACGAATGGAAATTAACAGGACTTAAGAAGCAAAATAGTGAAAACATTAATGATGCCGTTATTGGTACACATTGGAAACTAATAGCTACAGACGAAGATGGTAACGAAGGAACTTTTACCGGTGCAACACCATTTAGTATTGATACAATAAACACAGGTAGTTTTACAGCATACAATGAATTAACAGAAACACAAGTTCTTAGTTGGATTAAAAATCACGTAAGTGGTTCTAATGCATCAACTAACTATATGGAACATATCAATGGGGTAATTCAAAGAGAAATAAATGGTAAAAAATGGGTTAATATAGACGTTTCTGAAATAGACCTACCGTGGTCACCAACATCTGGTAGTACAACTCCATATGTGGCTGAAGCAGCTCCTGTTTAAACAAAATACAAAAATATAATTGTAGATTGTAATATCGATTCTTAATAATTAATTTGTGTTTTGAATATTTTGTTTATATTTATATGAGTATTACTGTAAGTTATTACTAATACAAACTTAAAATACAAATCGAAGAAATAAAATGGCAGAAAGAATCGTATCACCTGGCGTATTCACAAGAGAAAATGACCTATCCTTCTTAGCTCAAGGAGTTGGAGAAATTGGAGCGGCATTTATAGGACCTTTTAAACAAGGACCTGCATTCGTTCCAACAATCGTAAGAACGCAATCAGAATTTGAAGATATCTTCGGAACACCTGATGGAACTTATTATACCGAATACGCAGTACAAAATTATTTAAGAGAAGCTGGACAAGCAACAATCGTAAGAGTTGCCGGTATTGGTGGTTACTCACAGGCAGCACCTTTGGGTATATTAGCATCCGGTTCTCAAGGCAAAAAAATAGTTGGAGTTTTATATTCAACTAATTTTGGCGATGCGGGTGTTGGATTTTTAAATGCTTCTACTAATATTACAAGCAGTGTATCAATATCTGGTTCATTTGTAATATCAGGACTAATTAGTTCTGGTTCTGGAGCAGCTAGTGTATCAGCATCAATTTTTCAAGAAGCTACAAATGATATTTCTGATGTATTTGGTGAATCTCCATTCGGTGCTAAAGCAGCTTATGGATATTTGTATTTTGAAAGTTCATCATTAGGATTTAAAAATGATAGTGCTTTACAAGGTGTGCAAATATACGAAGTTAACTTACCAACACAAGTGTATGGTGATGCTAGTGAAGCAGAAACTCCAATCGTAGTATCTCAATTAATTAGTGGTGAAAGATATAACTTATTTAAATTCGAAACAATAGGACATGGTACATTATATAATACTAAATTTAAAGTTGGTATTTCTAATGTAAAAGCGGCTGGTGAAGATGGTTCAACTGATTATTCAACATTTACTGTAACCATTCGTTCATTTAGTGATACTGATAAGAGAAAGAGTGTAGTTGAAACATATAATAACGTAAACTTAGACCCTGCATCTCCTAACTATATAGCTAGAAGAATTGGTGATAGAAAGTTAACAATCGATTCTAATGGAAAATTAACTGAAACCGGTGATTACTCAAATAAATCAAACAATGTAAGAGTGGTTGTATTAGATGCTAATTCTAGTATCTTAGGACCAGGTTCTTACCCAATATCAGCAGCACCATTTGGACACGCAGCATATGTGAATCCAATTAAAACAAATTCTACAACTGAAGATGCATGGGTGCCTGCAGTAAATTATCAAACAGGCTCAGCAAACAACACATCATCATCTCCTATATATTTTGCTGGATTTGATTTTGAAGATGCATATAAAGCAATAGATAACAAACAATATTTAAAACCAATTCCTGCCGGAGCATTAAATGGTGCTAACGTAGTATTCGCATTTGATTCACAATTATCATATGTAATGACTGGTTCGGCATCAACTGATATGGTTAAAAGACAATTTGTATTAGGATTTCAATATGGGTTTGATGGTACTAACCCAACCGTAAGAAAAGCTAAGGCTGGTGATACTGATTGGGGAAATTCAAACACACAAGGATTTGATTGTTCAAACGCATCACAAAATGGTTCAATAGCATATACTAAAGCAATCAACGCAGTATCTAATCCTGATGAATATGATATCAATATGGTGGTAACACCTGGTATCGTAAGAAGCCTTCACCCATCCGTTACTTCTAAAGCAATTGATATGGTTGAGGAAAGACAAGATTGTTTCTATATCGCTGATTTCAATGATTATGATGATTCAATTACTGAAGCAACTGAGCAAGCAAATTCAGTAGATTCAAACTATGTAGCAACTTACTACCCTTGGATGAAAACAATTGATAGTAACACAAACAAATTAACTACAGTTCCACCTTCTACATTGTTACCTGCAGTATATGCAGCAAACGATAGATTGGCGGCTGAATGGTTTGCACCTGCTGGTTTGAATAGAGGTGGTATTACCGGAGCAGTTAGTGTATTGAATAGATTAACACATTCTGAAAGAGATACTCTATATGAGAACAAAGTAAACCCAATTGCGGCATTCCCTGGACAAGGTATTGTAGCATTCGGACAGAAAACATTGCAAGATAAGGCATCTGCTTTAGATAGAATCAATGTTAGAAGATTACTTATCAACTTGAAAAAATTCGTTGCATCAACATCTCGTTTCTTAGTATTCGAACAAAATACTTCTACAACTAGACAAAGATTCTTAAACACTGTGAACCCTTACTTAGAATCAGTACAACAAAGACAAGGACTTTATACCTTTAAAGTTGTAATGGATGAAAGTAACAACACGCCTGATGTAATTGATAGAAACATATTAGCAGGACAAATTTTCTTACAACCGGCTAAGACAGCGGAATTTATCGTAATAGATTTCAACATCTTACCAACTGGAGCAAGTTTCTCAGCATAATACGAAAATAAAGGAAGTAGATATTTATTAATATAAAATAAAAGGATAATAAAATGGCAGAAATATTAGAGTTTGACAAGATGTTCTATACGAACTTCGAACCTAAAATGAAAAATAGATATGTGATGGAGATAGATACTATCCCTTCATATCTTGTAAAGGCAATGAACAGACCTACAGTTCAGTTTGAAACAATTTCTTTAGACCACATCAACGTTAAAAGAAAATTACAAGGTAAAGCTGATTGGCAAGATTTGACTATAACATTGTATGACCCAATTGTACCTTCTGCGGCGCAAAAGGTAATGGATTGGATTCGTTTAGGACATGAATCGATTACTGGTAGACGTGGATATGCAGATTTCTATAAAAAAGATATTACTTTCTATTTGTTAGGACCTGTTGGTGATAAGATTGAACAATGGACTTTAAAAGGTGCATTTATTCAACAATAC